ATCGCTCCGGCCGAAGTGGTGCGGTAAGGGTAGTTCAGGTGGGCCAACGCCACGGCCGGAAGTCGCTGGGGATCTGCTCGACAAGCAGCAGCGTCCCGCCTGCGTCGAGTTCGATCTCCAGACCGCGCACAACGCCGGCGCGCTCAAGCGCCTGGCCCAGGCGCAAGTATGTTATCCCGTCCAGGGGATCCCGGCCGAGGTAGCCCAGCCGCTGTCGTGCGGGTGCGGGCCCGTGGTAGATGCCCTCGTCGTCCACGCTCCCGACGACGACGCCGCAGTCGAGCACGTCGTAGCAGCAGTCAGAGCAGTAGTGCGTCTCGCGCGTGATGCCGTGCTCGATCGCCCATGAGTACATGCCGAGGGCGTCTGTGACCATGTCGTGCCTGTCTTGCAGGCCCACGATTCCGCACTGGTAGAGCTCGTTGGCCTCGCTCACCAGGTACAGGTACTGCTCATCCGCTGCGTACAGCCATGCGGCATGCTGCCGTATCGCGGCGAGCCATTGGGTGACGCGCTGGTTGTGGCAATGCCTGGGGTCGGAGTAGGACATGGAAATCTCCGGCAGTCGGGTTGGCCGGAAATTATGCTGTATGAATATCCAGTATTCGAGGGCGGCCGACGAGCGGAGAGTGGCGCATGGGAATGCCATGGAGGGGGCTGAAATCATTTCCGCATCTATGTTCTCCCTCCAACTAATCAGCGGCCTCCAGAGACACGAATACGGCTATGATGCGGAAATTATCCACCGTTAACCATCTGAAATTGTTGGGTTTTACTTCGGATTGCAAATCCGTGAACGCCGGTTCGATTCCGACCTCAGCCTCCAACAGGAAAGCCCCGTAGCTCAGTGAGTTACGGGGCTTTTTTCTTTCCTGTCCGGTATTGCTGAAGCAAGTTCCTTGGGGTGCCCCCATAACGCTTTCATACTTTTACGGTCTCGCAACCGCCCCCCTTTCCCGATAACCGCTCCGTAATTGCTACTTTCCCGGAGTGTCCGATGAGTACCCCAGCACCTGTCACGTTTTCGGCCGTTGCCTGCAATCCAGCCCCGCGCGCGGCTTCTATCTGGACGCAAGATCCGGTCTGGGTCGGTCATCGGCTGGTCGTCATCGAACATGACCAGCCGAGCCGGTCTGTCCTGCCGCCTGCCTTCCGGGCCTCTATCGATCAACCGTTGTGGCGACCGCGAGCGGAAGGCGCTCGGCGGAGGGCCCGTTTCATCTTGCCTTGCGTTTCAAGGAAACCGGCAGGCCCCAGGTCAGGTCTTCCATGCCTGCTTCGCCGAGTATCTCGGTTTTCATCGGCTGGATGCGCGCGAGCACCTGGCGGCCCGTTTCATCCAGCCTTGGCTGCTCGCGATCGATGAACCTTTTCGTCAGCTCCATGGGCGCGGGCCTCATGAAGACCTGGATATCCTGCAAGGCGCACTTGATGTTTTGCGTGTCCACGGCCTTGCAGGTCTTCCTGTCATAGCTCACGGCCGGGGTCTTCAAGTGGAACCGATCGCTGAGCAGGATCTGCCCAGGCTGAATGGTGAAGGACAGCGGGGCATAGGCGTCGGGTATCTGCGCTTGCAGCTTGATGGAGGGGACATCCTCGATCTTCGTGCCTTCGGCCCAACCGGCATCCGAGACCATTTCCCGCTGGCTGTATTGCTGCTCGGTCCAGCCCACGCATTGGCCGGAGGCCATGTGCACGGCGCTGCAGACATTCTGTGTGTAGGTTTTGTCTGCATAGGAGGCGTCGCGCCAGTAGTTCTCCTTCACGAACCGGCGATACAGCACGGCGGACAGGTTCACCGAACCAAGTGGGCTGGCAGCCGGCTGCCCCTTTGGCGCCTTGATCTGGGCAAGGGTGCTGTCGATCTTGTAGTCGATCCCTCCGGACAGCAGGTAGGTTCCCGGCGGGACGATGTTGACCTCGAGGAAGTCCCACAGATAGACGGCTTCCTTGATCTTCTCCAGGTCGTTGTTGGCAAAGGCCTGCATGTAGGCGATCCCGGGCACGTCCTTGTTCTTGAATATGACCCGATGCGAGTAGCTGGAGAGGTCCGTCACGCTCTTGTTGGGCATGAGTGCCGGTACCAGCACCACGGACATACCTTCGCGGGTAGCCTCATCGATCATGTTCAGGAGCTGGTTGGTGGGGTTCTGCTGGGAACCGCCGAGTCCGGCGTTGCCTAGGGAGGCGCAGGCTGACAACAGGCTTGCCGGGAGCAGGATCGCGAAGGGGCTCAGACGCCGAGCGATGGTTTTCAT